TTATTGGATATGACAAGCGTGAAAGGTAAATCAACACAGCATTTGGAGCGGTACAATGTTCCTAATAATCCAGATTCATGAAAACTGAACTACATAAAACACGAACTCGCGTTGATGAACTTGAAAGTTTAAATGAATACGTATATGAGCGTATATTTAAAATGTACAAAGATCAAGGTCAATTTTTTGCATATAACATATTAAAAACTGTAAAGATACCTGACGATTTAGATCAAGATACATTTTACTATTATCGGGTTAGTGGTAGTACTACATGGGCTGGGTTAAGTTTTAATCATTATGGTAGTATCAGCTTATGGTGGTTAATTTGTTTGGCGAGTGGTATTACGAATCCTGTAAAATTGCCTAAGCCGGGTACTTATCTTAGGATAATTAAACCAGAGTATGTGAGAGTGGTTATTGATACTATAACTAGCGATGTATAATTATGGCTACCCAGAATAAAGTACCATATGATAAAGTAGAATTTAACGGGCAGTTATATGCTGTAAGGTTTCTATTAGGTAATACTAATGGAGGTATAGAGGTACATCACGATCGTATTCAACACTTAATTATAAATGAAGATCTCAATTCTATTTTTCCAACCGCTAAGCTTATATTAGACAATACAGGAAATGTATTAGATCAGACACCAAAAGTAAACTTTAAAAACCTATCTTCAAAAAAACTGTGGACGTATGCGTTTAATACTGATAACAGAGACATGTTTATCGTAGATATATTTCCTACAACGGAAGATTTCTTCAAATCAGGTAATAAGGAAGTTTTTCCGGATGATGTGCATCGTATATTCTATGAATTTGTTGTATATGATGAAGAAGAAGTTCCAGGAGATACTCGTAACGGTAAATATAAAATATTTTATTTAAGAGATGCTCGTGAGCAAATATTAACCGAATCAAAAGTTCAATGGTCGAGTTACGAAGCATTTAGTATTGTATCAGAGACTAGTGCATATAATATGAACTATTCAAGTAGTAGTAATGTAGACCGAAGCCCATATACTGGTGAAGCTATCAAGCATTTTATTACAAAAGCATTTTCGTCACCAGGTGGAGATATAATATCAAGTAAGTTTGATGATTGGGACAAAGGTAGTACTAAAGTTTTCTATTCTACATCACCAAATCATTCAGCTTATGATAGTTTAGAGTATTTGCTTGACCGCCATGTAAGTAATTCTGATCAAGATAATTGTATTTTAGGTGTGGAAAGAACTAGTATGGGTGCTGGTCATTGGTTTCTAAGACCGCTATCTAAGTTTTTTGCAAAGGCAGTAGAGAATGGAAAAATAGGTGAATATACAAATGATTTGTTTCATGTTCATAGTGGTGGTAGCCCAGCGCTATTTATGCCAACATCAAGCGAAAATGCCGAAGCAGGTAATAATATACCTGCAAAAGGGTATGCACAAATAACTCGATCATCGATAGTACAGCAGTTTAATGGGATGGAAAACTTTACATTTTTAAATGCACCAAACGGTGTAGGTTTAGATGAATTAGTTTCAACTGTAACACATGGGTATAATTCTAGTGAGCATCAATTTGAATTGGACTGCTCAAAAACACACGTTGATGAAATTAGAAAGAAGTTTAAGAATTTGTATGTCGATAATTTTAATATTACAGGTAAACCTGAAGCAATTTTCCCTACAACAGAAGAAAAGACAACCAATCGTCTTATAAATCATGTTTATAGTGAAGGATCTACACCTAGTGATCGTATTAAATATGGAGTTAATAGGGTATTGAGTAAAGCACTGGCGTACACTCCAGGAATAGATTTTAGTACCGATGGTTGGCCTTATAGGCATCCCGGAAGATTTATGATATTATTAGACTCGACAATACAGCCCGAGTCATCATTTGAAAAGATTTTTTCAGGGGAGTGGTTTATAACGAGAGTGGTTCACAGTTTTAGTTTTGCTCAAAAGCCTACAAGTTATACACAGCAAATAGCGTGCATCAAACCACATTCATATGCTAAGCTGGTATCTGAAGAATAGTCGGAGTAAATATTATATATGGGCCAACCTGAACCAATAAGAACTGGTATACCTGAATTAGTAGATCTTGCAGGTAATATATCTAATACTGTAGATTTTCATATATCATCAACAAATTGGATCAATATTCTCGATTTATATATAAATCATGTAGCGTGTATATACGTGTGGAGTCACACTAAGCATACATCTGATCCAGTTACACAACAAGCTCAATTTTTTCAACAGATGAATGACTCTGCTGTACCATTACGAATGAAAGGTGTTGATGAGAAGGTTTATTTCCTCGGTGGTAAGAAAATTAAAGGAATGTATTTATCTAAATTAGATACTCTACTAGAACCTGGCTGGGTATGGATACGAGATGATGACGGGTTTCCAGAAAGTAGACAAACAGGTGCGAATAAAGAATATCACGCGTTTGATCTCGCGAATAGAACTGATGTCTGGATTGAATATGATACTGATGTTCAAACGCAGACGCTTGAAACAATTCAAAATATATCAGATGTATGGGGCATGGCAGATCTTGAATCAGATCAAGAGTTTCTAATGTATTGGACTAAAAAGTATCGGCGGTCTCACAAGAAGGTACAGCAGTCGTTTAAGGAAATGTTAGTTACAATGGGTGTACCTGAAATAGACAATTATTTTACCACTATTAGTGATAGTATTGGACTATTATCTAAAACTACATATTATCCTGATACGTCTATAATACCGGTAATAGATGTTGACTTTACATTATTTGGTCATGTACCAGCATGGGGACCTTCCGTCATAGATAATAAATTAGATAATGAGGTAAAAGATATGCTCGCTGAGTCGAGTTTAAAGACAAATACTCTATTTAGAGTAAATCAAGTACCGTTGGTACGCGCATCAGCTAGTCCAGAGAATAGTCACGGTGAAGACATGGTTAATGATTTCATACACTATTTTCGGTTAAGTTTGCTTCAAGGTGATCTGGAGGAGCATGTATCTGAAATGTTAGGTGTCGCATATAATATGTTAGAATATATGCAAATATCTGATAATGTTCAAGAGATTAACAATCCGGAATTTGATCTTGTCGTTGAGGACTCTATTATTAAAGTTGATATTTTAAAGAATAAATATCATACTCTTGCAAGCTCTTTAAAGTCGAGAAGTAAGAATGATGATGTTTTGAAAAATAAGTACAATACCGCTAATCGGAGTTAGTATCTTCCTCTTCAATTTCAATAACTTTAGCTTCTGCTAACACCTTTTTAAATATATCTTCTCTTGTACCTATAAGGGCGTTTTTATTTCTGATATCTTCAATAGTGTGTTTGGCTTCAATATCCATTGTTTTTGTAGCAAGAGTGGTAGCTGATCGCTTATTTTGTACTACTAATTTGTTTAAACTTTCGATAGCTTTGCTTGATGCGTTAATTAACTCAGATAATGCACTAATACTGTCTGGGTCACCTGACGCCATAATATAGTCCTTGACATTATCCATTACATCGAGGCTTTGCTGTACTAGGTGCCCAGAATTTTTTATTACGAATTGCTCTACATCATTTGGATCCAAGCCCAGTTCCTCACTCTTTTCACGTACATTTTTGTTTAAAGTAGCAGAGTCTTTTAACTGATCAACTAAAGATTTAATATCCTGATCTGAATTATTTTCGCTCATATACAAATATTTAGTTGAATTTTTCGGTATACAACATATAATCGTAATATGGCTAAAGTTAACATTGACGGAAAAGAGTATACATTAAGCTCAGACAAGGTTCAAGAATTGATGCAATGGTTACTTACAAACGGTGCTGTAAGCCTTGAGAGTACAGGTAATCAGGATTTTGGAGGTAAACAACTACTAAACGAAACAACACCTCCCGGTAAAGGTGGTCCTTTAAATAAAGCTACTGGGTTAGACCCAGATCGTAAAAAGCAAGATCCAGACAAAACTTGGGATCTCGGAACAAAGTGGATATAATTCATAGACAAAGCTTGTTACTTAACCCACACGTTAAGTTTATCAAAACACACCCGGATGCACAGCTACCTAAAGCTAATAATAGTGAAATAGGGACTGGTGATTCAGGTTATGATCTAGTAGCTGTTGAAGATGTACTTATCAAAGCTGATAGTAGCGCTGTTGTACCAGTCGGTCTAACACTTGCTTATATTGAGGAAGGTTTTTGGTTTAGAATAGAGCCGCGATCTGGATTAGGATTTAAACATAGCATACAACCTCACTTAGGTGTTATTGATAATGGATATCGCGGAGACCTAGGTGTAAAATTGTATAATTTTGGTAAAGATTATAAAAATATGACACTAGCTAACCATCAGGTTAAAAAGGGCGATAGAATTGCACAATTTGTCGTGTACCCACTTATCCATCCACAATGTGAATGGACCGACAAAATTATAGAATCAGATCGAGGTGACAAAGGGTTTGGTAGTTCAGGAAATTAATTATGTTTGATAATTTATGGGTCGAAAAGTATAGACCAAAAGTATTAGCAGATATTATTCTAACTAGCGATAATTTCGCAATAGTAAGTAAGTTTCAAAACGATCAAGAAATACCAAATTTGTTATTTGCAGGTCCTCCTGGTACAGGTAAAACTACGCTAGCTAAAATTATTGTTAATGACATGTTAAAGTGTCAGTACTTGTATATTAATGCGTCTGACGAAAATGGTATTGATGTTATTAGGTCCAAAGTAGTTCAATTTGCGCAAATTCGAAGTATTGATGGTAGTATTAAGGTTGTACTTTTAGATGAGTGTGACGGTCTCAGTCAGGACGCTCAGCGTGCTTTACGTAATATTATGGAGGAGTATGCAGGAGTTACTCGATTCGTGTTGACCGCAAATTATAGTCACCGGATCATACCTGCTCTACAAAGTCGATGTCAAAGTATGGACTTAACACCACCATTAGATGATTGTGTAGAGCGTATTGATCATATATTAAAATGTGAGAATATTTCTATTGGTAAGGGTCAACATCAACAGCTTACAAAATTTATTAAGAACAATTATCCGGATTTAAGAAGGTGTATTAATGAAGTTCAGAAATTTTGCCGTAATGGTTTAATATGTATTAATGATACGACAAAAAATGAGGAATTTGTTGCCGCTATATTTGCTTTGATTAAAAAGGGTGCTGTGTTAAAAATGCGAAAATATATTATTGAAAATGAGCAAAAATTTAATAGTGATTACCCTGTATTATTAAAGTCATTATTTGATTATGTAGATAATGAGAAGATGTCTGATGAGAGTAAAAAAATGTGCCTAGTAATTATTGCTGAAGCGTTGTATAGAAGTGCTTTTGTAGCGGATCAAGAAATTAATTGTTATAGTTGTTTGATACAATTAGGATCAACAACTAGCGCTTAATTTTCGTGACATTCACACTCACATCCACATTCACAGCTGTTACACTGACATTCACAGCATTCACATTCACATGAACAGTCTTTCATAAATTAACTTAAGTCGCCTTTAGATCTTGAATATGGATGTTGATCAATATATTGTTTAGTATATGATTCACCTGTTTTAGGCTCACTAGTGTTTGGAAGCTTTACATTATCTGCTGGCATTTCTTTTGCAGGGTGCTCACATCTAGTTTGCTTGCTCATTGTACCTTCCTCATCTTCTAGTTTTACTTCTCCAGGTTCAATGTTTGTATCATCTTCTCTGACCTGACTTTTAGGTGTATCACCAGCAAGATTTGGGTAATCGTCTTGTTGTTCTAATAGTGCTTGTGGTACTGTAAAAACTTGAGTAAATAAGCCAGGTGCTTGCTCGCGAACGATATCTACATAAAAATCATCAACATCTTCAAGGTGACCCATTGAAGCAACAGCTGGTCGTAGAGCTTTGACAGCAGATACTCTGATATTGTCGCCCGACTCAATAAGAGCTTTTAGTCGCTCTAGTTTTAAACTCGCTTGCTTTTTTATCCATTCGTGTTGTAGATAGCTTTCAATAAATTTTACTCGATCTCCAACTAACAAGTCTGTCCCTTGATATCGTCTCATTGCAGACTCTATAATTACATCAAATTTACTCATATATGTAATTATTTATTTATAACCTTGACCAATACCAACACTTCCAGAGAAATTTTTGCGCATAAATAATTTATATGGGATCGATAAGAATAGACTCTCTTGCGAGAATAGTACCTCAGGCGACTAAGGATGATATGTCACCTTCTGTTGCGTCAACAGATCAATATAGCTTTAGAGATATAGAATTCGATCTTTTTCTGGGAACTGTTGTCGGTAACAGGCCTGGAAATAAGCCTATAAACAATACAGATATCAATGATTTAAGAGATCTTGCTGCTATTAGACAATCTGTTGTTAATATTTTTAATACTAAACCAGGTGAGAAGATATTAAACCCGTATTTAGGCATGGATTTAAGCCACTTTTTGTTTGACCCTATTACTGAGCAAACAGCGGATTTAATAGCAAGATCGATTTTGAAAGGCTTGGGAGAACAAGAACCACGCGTGCGAATTACAAACTTACAGGTAATTGGAGACATTCCAAGCAACAGCTATTTGATTACCTTTGTTTTGCAATTACCTAACTTAAATACTAATAAAGTTAGATTTAACGGTGTTCTCACAACAGATGGATTTACGGTTTAAAGGAAATAATATATGTCTAAGCAAAAATTAACAGATTTTACGTTACCAACAGACGCTTACGCATCATTTGATGCTGTCAGCTTAAAAGCTTTAATCAAAGAGCGCTTAGATGAGACTAGCCTATTTACAGATCAGAATTATGAGGGTAGCAATCTATCATCTCTAATAGATATTATTGCATACAGTTATCATGTGCTGTTGTTTTATCTAAATCAGACTTCAACTGAGGCTCTCTTTTCTGAGGCTGAATTGTATGAAAATATGAACCGTATAGTCAAATCTTTAGATTATAAACCGGTTGGTTCTCAAACAAGCTCTTTAGCATTTAAAGTTAATGCTACTAGCTCATTATCAGAGGGTACATATACAATACCTAGATATTCGTCTTTTGACGCTAATGGTAATACATATTCATTTAGAGAAGATGTTACATTTAGTAAGACGCAAGCCAGCGTGCAAGAATTAACTGACTTATCAGATCATTATTTATTGTATCAAGGTAAGTTCCAAGAATATCCGCTCGGTAGTGCGATAGGTGAGCCGTTTGAGACGTTTACATTAATACCGGGAGATGATATTATTATTGACCATTTTGGTATTGATGTATATGTTAAGGATGTAAATACATCTACATGGGAGAGATGGGATAGAACTTCATCGTTGTTCTTAAACGGCCCAGCTGATAAGAAGTGCGAAATTCGTTACAATGAGAATCAGCGATATGAACTTAAGTTTGGTAACAATACAAACGGTAAAAAGCTCAATGCAGGTGACACAATTGCTGTTTATTATCTAAAAAGTGATGCATCAAACGGCCAAGTAGGGGTCGGTGCACTAGATGATGCTCTTTTGGTCCAACTTCATACAGTTCAATTTACAGAAATTTTTAATGCTGTTAAAGATGAAAATATTGACTACATAACTGATTCACAAATAACAACATTACAATTTTCAAATATTAATGCTTCTAGTCTATATTATGGTGGTGAAACCGTCAGTGATATTCGCTCTAGAGCTCCTGACACTTTTAGTTCACAGTATAGGTTAATAACTAAATCTGATTACGAGACGTATATCCTACAGACGTTCTCAAATATAATAAAAGATGTTAAAGTTGTTAATAACTGGGACCATATAGATGGTCATATGAAGTATTTGACTGATACTATTAAGCTAAATTCTTCTCTTAAAGATCCAAATACATTATACAATCAAGTAACGTTCGCAGATTCATGCGATTTTAACAATGTATATATATATGGAATACCTAAATTGGAAAAAACCTCTTCAGCTATAATAAGGGCGAATTATTTGGCAGCTGCTCAGAAGTCGGCCATTATTAATGACCTTCGAAGCACTAAAGCATTAACGACTGAGACTATAGTGATGGACCCAGTATATATAGCTGTTGATCTTGGAGCTAAGACTGGTAGTGAAGATTTAACTTCAGATGTAGCTGCTACAACAAATCTGCAATTAGAGCGAGACTTAAATTCTGCGAGAAGTTTTGAATCTATTAAGAACAATGCTTATTCTATAATTAAGAATTATTTCAATAACTTTGTATTAGGCCAAACAATTAGCACTACTGATCTTGTTGCAGATTTGTTAAACATTACGGGTGTTAAAACAATTAAAACAGTTAGAACTGATGTTGCATTAGAAGTTGATGGTCTGAGTTTATTAGTATGGAACCCTGTTTATCCACATGATGATATAACAATTACGTCAGCGAACGTTACACTACCTTATTTTAAATATGCTTATTTAAGTGATCCAACAGGGTTTTTGGATAAGATTGTAGTTGTATCTGAAGCTACATCTACTGGTTCAGCTGAATACTAATAATGTCACATATTGCAAATACAGTTGAAATACCGTTTAATATTACCGGTGGGGTAATTGAAGGTAGATCTTCCTCAGCTGACACGCTATCTGGATATACTAACGCACTCACAACATTTGAATGTGTACTTAGCCCGTCAGGTGTACCTAATTATATTTCAAACGATGCTCTTATATGGGATTTTGGTGATGGTACATATGTACAAGGATTTTCTGCTGAACATGTATATACAGTTCCTGGTCGATATGTCGTTTCATTAGTTGGATATTCTTCTGCAGGTAAAGAGTATCTTAGCACACAGACAAAGCAAGTATCAGTGAGTAATTTATACACCGATAGTTTAGTATCTGTTTTAGGTAATACATATAATTTAATAACTGTACCTGCGGGTAAGATAACAACTAGTAATGCTGTTCCTATTGTTATTAATAGGCATAACAGTTGGCAATCATATAGAGTGCTATCTGCTACAAACACAGATTACACGCTGATTCTTGGTGCGAGTGGATCGAGATCTAATAAATTAAGCGTTAAGGATTATTATGATAACAAATGGATACAGGTAGATAATACGTGGAGTTGTTATAAGTCTGTAACTGCTACTGACTTAACAATTAGTTATGAGCCAATAGATAGTATTAATACAACCAATGAACTTATATATTACCAAAAATCGATAGTTAAAAGGGAAAACGCTTTATTAAATCCTCCTGAATGGTACGATAGTATGTATACCCGCGTCCCTGCTAGTTTAGCACCTACATTGTCGACTACCGCTCTGGTTGGTACATCTGGAGTCGCGACAATATATTATGCAGATGATATACCTGTTGTAGGTAGCAATAAAGTATTTTTACATGCTGTATTAAACACTTCTAATTTGCCAGACAGAGACAATATACTGGATCATGATTTCGTAGTTATTGATAATGGTATTGAATATTATTCGCATGGTGTTCGAGTTTCAGTTCCTATAACGGTTTCTAATACTTCACCAACTAAACTGCTATTTACATCTAATGGAATAGCGTCTATGCAGTTATCAACAAATAAATGGCAGAACACAAGAATACCATTTATGATAAATCTATCAACTGAAGATAATAGTATTACTAATGCTTTTGCTCCATTGTTAATTAATCCAATCTCTGCACCTGGTGATATTCCTGTTACAGACACTGGTGTTGTGAATTTAAGCGTTACAAACAGTACTGGTACAAGTTTAATATCTACAGAATTTTTTAGGACTAATGATGATCAGCTACCAACATATTTATCCGGAGCATACCGCGGGGTGTTTATACCTAGAGATATTGGTGAAAATGTCAAATTAATAGGACAATCTTACATATTAATCCCTTCATCGTTTTCAAAGCAGATAATTTACGGGTGGGTCGGAAACCCAGCTTACAATTCCATATATTTGATAACATCCATGGATGTTATTGGTGAAGTAGTTACTTGGGGTAAATCAGAACAAGCAGTTGGTCCAGAAGATACTTTTCCAATTATAACTTTACCTATAACTGGCGACTTAGATGATTTAACTGTTAAGGGTCACATATGCGATTCTCGAAATGGTACTATATCGTCATATGATATTACTAACACCACAATATCTGGTATAAATTTACAAAGCATTGAGAAATCGGGAGGCTTTGATCATGGTCAAACTATAAATCTGACTGACAAATCGGGTGGAGGATCATTCCCTGCCGTCCATCCATCGTGTCTAGCTGCTAATTCTAATAAAGATTTTTGGATAACGATGCCGGATAGCAATTTAATTGCTAAAATTTCTGATTCTACTGGTAAACTTCTCACGTATCTTCAGGATTGGCCATCTAGCAAAACAAATTCAGCTGTTCCTACAGTTTCTGGTGGTGGTTATATGATTGAACCGAGCATAGTAGATGTAGATACTAGTGGTAATATTTGGGTAGCATATACGCAAAAGCTTAGTTCGTTTATAGTAAAATATGATGACGAAGGAAATGAGTTATTATCATACGATTTCCCACAATATATTGTACCACAAGATATGGTTGTTGATAAAGATGACAACGTGTGGGTTACTACTAGCAATCAATCAAATCGTCAATCGTTTACTACATTATCTAAAACTATTAGTGCTTGGAGACATTCAGATGGTAAATCGATAGTGTATGCTTTACCTACTGGTACAGATTTGTCAAGTGTGACTGCAGGCAACCCAATTGTAGATATGCAATGGTCATATGATAATAGAAAGTTTGGCGGCAAACTTTTGGTAAATTCTGCAGACAATAATCCAGGAACTGATGCTCAAGCTTGGCTAGGTGGAGATTATCCATATTTCACAGTACAGCCTTATACTGGTAGAGCTAATAATATATCCCAATCAGTCAGAACAATCGCATCTACTGTATGTAATTTTTATCGATCAGATAGAGTTTTTAAATTTAATAGTTCAGGTACATTAGTTCATGATATTAGTGGGTTTTACAATCCTACGTATACAATAGTTGATGACAATCAAGACTGCTGGGTTTGCCATGATGTTAATACGTTAAGTAAAATTAATAGGGTTACTGCAGCTGTTGTCAATTACAGAGTAGAAACTGATAGTTATATAACAGACTTCACTGCTTTAAGTGCGGGCGCGTACAATGTACAGCAGTTAGGTGGTATTGGTGGAGATACAAATAATGCGTTGTTTGTTATTAATTCATATGAAAATAAAGTTTTTAAATATGAATATGAATCTAATAGCGGTACAATTAATACAGGGACATCAGCTAGTACTACGATCAATGCTAGCGAGATGTCTGGTAGTGATATGTATCGGTCATTTGGTGACTGGTCAGGTTGGCGATGGGTCAATAAATTTGCGAGAGTAGCTGGAGGTATTGAAGAGTTAAGAGGAGAAGCAACATTCAATATTTTAACATCAGGTGGTGAGTATAAAGCTGCTATTCTTCACGAGGATTTTGACCCAGCAGAAACTATAAAATCTTATAGGTTCCAGTCTCAATTATTGCAGCATGGAAAGTTGTTTGACAGCTTTTATGGTCAAATTGTTGGGTCGGCTGATGATGAACCGACAACACTAGGTAAGTCTACATATTCTAATATTGCTAATTTTGCATCTAAACATTCAGATATTGATGAGTGTGATATTAATACACTGTATTCATTATGTGAGCAATATGGTACCTCAATTACAAATTACAACTTAAATTTTACCGGTGGGTTAAAACGTATTATGAATATAACTTCTATTCCACATAAAAAGTTGTGGGGAACGCGAAGCACATTTAATCGAGATTTTGCAAAGTCAGGTACGACTAGTCTGATAAGGGGGGTTAACCTAGGGAGTGAAATATCCCCTATTAGTAGTACGATAAACGGGCTAGATACCGATAATTCAACATATGCATATACAGTAACAGCTGGTGTTCCTATAATTGCTGAACAATTATTTAATAAAGAATTTTCGATAATTACTACTGCGTATGTTTCTGGTGAAACTACAGATCCCGGTTACGCGTCAAGTGTAGGTATGCTATCTTCATACCCGCTTAGTAGTTATAGTCTCAATTGGGGCTGGAATTTGTATTATGGTGTTAACGGTACAGATATTATACCATTTTATAAATTTTATGAGTATGTACCCCTATCAGGAAAACAAGTCCAATTAGAAGGTGTAATTGATTGGGGAAATTCATATACTAATTTAGTGGAGGCGAATAGCGGGCATAACGAGTGGATTAAAGATGGTGGTATTGTAGATACAATGATAGATTATGAGTTGAGACGTGGATTAGATTTGTTCATGCCAACTGTGTCTGCGTCATCATCTTCACTCCGCTAGTACACGTATAAATATTTTATAAAATGGCAGAAACTGATACAGGCAAATTAAGGCAACCATTATCGTATATTGAGTGGATACGCACGGTAGATTTAGGATATATTACTGAGAATGAGTTGTTTGTAAAATATAGCGAATATGTTCGTGAATTTTACGCTGATCGTAATGCAGAAACAGTAACGAATCAAGAACTAATCAATAATATATATAAAGAGCTTCTAAAAGACATTACATTAAATTATACGACTGCCGATGAGAAGCGATTTTTATCTAAAATCAATTTTGATGACAAATCAGAGTTAGATATTATCGTTCCATATTTTGTACAGAAGTTAAAACAGATTACACAATATTTAGTTGGCAAGCGACAGGATGTTCAATTTTCGAAAATTAGAAATAGCTTTAAAGGTAGCCATCTTGGTGTTACTAAGACAATATCAGACAAAATTATATCTTTGTTTAATGATCCCGATTTTAGACAAAAATATCCAACATCCAATTTACCTACCGCATCCGCTGTTTCTAAAAATGTAGGTGTTGGTATTAAAACACTATACGATACATATCAAAATTATTATGATATTGATCCTGATGTTGACAGTAGTGTTTACACACAAAGTGTAAGTTCAACTAACCATTATCAACAGTTTGGTAGTAATGCACAGTTTAGAAATTCTAAAGCGTTTGTAGACTTGGAAGGTGCGGTTGAAGATATTTTTGCAGAATTGCCACAGATATTGTCAACAGCATGTAGCGATGATATTGCATCAGATATAAACCTTGACATATTAATTAATACAACTAGATCTGATATTCAGGAGCTCCCGTATAACTATTTCGTTGACAGTTTAAAAACTGAAGACAATTTAATATTAGAATATGAAAAGGAAATATCTAAAAAGTATACAGGTACGTCGATGTATTATTTGTCAACAGGTAGTACGGCAACCGATTATGTTTCAGGTGTTTTATATGAATCTAAAAACTCTACTGCTAATTTGTTGAATAGATACTTTCCTTCCCGAGCTAGTGTTCCGAACATTAACAATTTATCAACACTAAAGGATATAGGTGGATTTTTTACACCAACAAAGCATGGTATTTTAAATTATAGTACGCCAACGTTTACATACAAACTTGACACTGCAAATTTATTACCTGATACACTATACGTGTTTCCTGATCCAGATGTATATGCTGCTGGCCGTGGAAACACTAAAATAGACCAACCATCACCATTTAAACATACAGACGATGTAACTATTATTAAAGCTGATGTTGGTAATACCAAATTGCAGGGAGATATTGTTGATGCTACTAATGTACATAAAATGTGGCCATACCAGTCTACACAGGAAACACTAAAGACGCATCCAACTGGTATAAGTAGATCAACAGATAATGTTGATTATTGGACAGGTACTAAAAAGGATATATGGGGCAATGCGGATATTTATCCACTATATTTTCAACAACCATTACCTGTACAAGATAAGTTAGATGACTTGTTAGTTTCAAATAATATATTGTATCAGTGGAGGACCGATATTTTTGGTAATGAATATGCACTGTTTAAAAACACGCACCCTATTAGACAGACGACCGCGCAGCAGTTGTCTAGTTATACTACATCAGCTATACAATCAATTGACTCAACTTTTCTCAATGATCTAACTGGAGTACATCGTAAAAAATTAATCAAATATTATGATTATCAGCTTGGTGGTTATACCACACAATATGACAAACCTGTAGCTAATATTTCTACTGAGTCGAGCATTTATGATAAACATGATATACTCGGTCATTGGTATGTAAGGACACCTTTATCAACAATTATTGCTCCTGTATCAAGTACACTAAGTGGGGTATTTGTAAAATATAAATCCAGAACAGAATTATATGATGAACTAAAATATAACGTTAAGAATTTTGATGTTGTTAAAGATGTTTTAATTGTAGAGACTGATAATTACATTGTTGTTGAGCAGCTTAAGTACAATGCAATTACTGATGCGTTTACTTCGAACCTGCAAAATCGGGTATTTATATCCTTGTCAGGTAATAATAGAGATTTCGAAAATTTCGGTAACATTTGGTATAATGATACCGATAATAAAATATATCTAACGACAGTATTATTGCACCCATATCTATCGGGTAGCAATTACAAAGCTATATACCCACAGATATATGAATATAATATAGGTAGCAGTAAACTTACATTGATGTCACCAGCGTCTTCTACTTATGATGCATTATTGTCAGACGGGTTTTCATTATCAGGAACTGGCCAGGAGATTAATATTGTATCTGTGGCCCGGCCTCACGTGTCATATAATATACATGATAATACATGCGTCGTTACATATACTGGGCTAGATCCAGCTAATAAGATGTATACTACTCTCATATATTATGATACTTCCGATAGTGTAAAGTTTGATATAATAAAGTGTGTAATGTTTAAACCTATGTATACGTCAATAGTAAATTACCATGCGGATAATTTTGTTAAAACAGATACCCTGCCTAGTATTTCAGCAAATATCGAAGGTCCTCTTTCTCGCGGGAGCCTTAATGAGGAGTTTATTATATCCGTTGATGGATTTACGTCTGAAACACAATTTCCAACAGGTGGTGATATTGTACAGTCTCCATTAAGTTTCCCCCTAGCTGGTACTAGTACTGCATATAAAGCACTATCAGGCAATCCAAGACCGGCTGTGACTAAGGTGGATGATCAGACCACTAACACGTTTTTATTCGGTCATGGTTTAAGCTCAAATGAAACGTTTCAACCTAGCACAAATGTGCTACCATATACACATAATAGTTCTTATATGATCTATAATATTGCAATGGACCCGACTATACAAGATATAGAAGTTTATGTTGATGTTGCATTGTATACATTAACAACAGGTAATAGTGCATATAAACAAACATTAGTTACTAGTACATCGTCATTTGACGCTATAGAAACTACGTACAGTGTTAACAGAGCGCCAGGTGGCGGTCTTTGTGTGTATTATTTTGATGCTGAGAATGAAAGTTATCCAGCTGGTATTGGTAGTGCATTGGGATATTCTAATTATACTGGCCCTATGGGAGACGGTCAATCGGAGATTACTGCAGCTTCAGCTAGACATATTAACGGTGTTAGAGGTGGATATGTAGGTGTTGGTTTTGATGTTGAGGGTAATTTTGGTAATACTACTGACGGTAAGACAGGCTTATCAGGAACAGGGTATGGTACATCAAGCGTTACAACAAACCCTGTTACTACTGTATCACCAAATACAGTGACTCTTCGAAGCCAGGAATCGGAGGCTTATAAAGTTTTGACTACAACATCAAATCTTAGCACATATCCAGTTGCTGGTAGTGCTAATTATAGTGCATCCCCAGCTGTAACTTTACATCAGTATACAGCTAGTCGAAATGATGTTAATTTTCACAAGATTAGAGTTAGTCTGCAAAATGGTGGTAAACGAGTTCAAGCTGATATACTAAATACAGCTGATGGTAAATTTTACCCATATTTAGAATATAACTTAGCAGAAGGTATAAGCGTACCAGCAAAATTAAGAGTGGGTATATCATTTGCTACATCAGATTATTTTACAAATTGTGAAATTAAGAATTTTGCAGTATATGGTGATGCTGTAACATTTACAAAAAATATAGATTCATCATATTTTGATCCACCAGCTACAAATGCATTTACAGTTACAACCACTTGATGAATCAATTTAACAAATAAATACTAGTATATGAGTAAAGTTAATATTAAAGCACTAGCCGAGACTAGCCAGATTAAATCTGGAGATTTTCTCATTATAGAGACTCTAGGCGGTACTAGGATTATTGACTATAAGAATGTTACTATTGATTTAGCAAATACAACATTCGCTAGTACTCTTTCTGCTCTTGAAACTGCAATTGGTCGTCCAGTTGATGGTACTGACGTGGAGCTATCATCTAATTATTCACTTATTCAACAATTAACCGGTAGTGATAGTGCTGAATGGACATCCAAGGCAGACACTTCTGTACTTTATACACTATCCAGTGTTGGCATCGGGACGAATGCGCCAGATAACACACTCCATGTAACAAATGCGTCTGGTGTTACAAAAGAAGTTGTTAAATTAGAACAATTAGATGATGATGAACCTTTTATTATTTTTACTGGTACGACAGCTTCCGATCAAACTAAAAGTCTTTCAACTGATACGACTGTTGGGTCAATTGAAGGTCATATAAGAGTAAGTATAAACGGTACGGATAAGTGGATTCCGTATTATGCAACTAATTAATATATAGAGAATTTTAAATATGGGACATGAGACTAAAGTTAATGTTAAGAAGCTACCAGAGGTTTCACAAATTATTAAGGGGGACTACCTTATTGTTGAGACAGATAATTCTGGTACAAGAATACTCGACTTTAAAAACTTTGTAATTGGCTCAGAGCATACCACCTTTGAACCTTTATTGTCTGCTTTACAAGTAGATATTGATGCACTATCTGGTACACAAGGATGGAGACCGGCTAGCGATACTAGCATATATACATTGTCTTCAGTCGGCATCGGGACTACTACGCCATCAGAGGCATTAACTGTTGCAGGTAATGTAAGTGCACAAGGTAGCGTATATAGTAACGATGTAATAAATGTAAAAGCATATGGTGCAACAGGTGATGGTACTACAGACGATGCAACTGCCATCCAAGCAGCTATTGATGCTGCTGAGGTAAAGGCTGGTGCTAGCACTTATGGTGGCGCTACTGTTTGGTTTCCTGCCGGTACTTATATAGTTGGTACACGGCTTGTTGTTGATACATCACAAGTTGCGATTGTCGGAGACGGTCGGCATCAATCTATCTTGAAGGCATCTGGCACGCTTACGAGCTTGCTGCACATTGGTGTGACTGATGGAGCTCGCACTGAAATGCAAGCGGAGGTGAGCAATATCCAGCTTCATGGTAGCAGCACTTGCACCGATGCGGTTCTGAAACTTTGGTGCCCGTACCGGTGTGTCGTCCAGCACGTTTATATCAGAGATGGGGCTGCGTCAGGCTTGGAATCTGATACCAACACTTCCACGATTAATACGGTGGCTTGGGCCAATCGGTATTTGGATATTCAGAGCCGGAATAACGGAGGTAAGGGGTTTTATTTCAAGGGCGAAAAAGATACTCAATTTGACAATCTTCACGCCATGAGTAATGCTGGTGATGGTTTCTACTTTGGCGCGGTGAGCTTAAACTCAGGCGCGCTATTTGAAACAACCACTTGCACAATCGGCTCCTGCCTTTCGAGAAATAATACCGGAAACGGATTTGTTATGGACGGGCTGGAGAAGTACGTCATGGGGCAAATGGAAAGCACGATTAATGGAGGGTATGGAATGAAGTTCCTTACCAGCGATACCAACGATACATCTATTGCACTAAACAGCTTCCAGTGCAGTTCTTTTATCTCACGAAATGATAGCTTAGGGGGGTTAAGAATGGCCGATAACTCACAGGTTACGTCATCCCATTTTGGGAGCGTGATAGTTAGGGGACCAACTATGACTACTGATGCTGTTGGAATTATGCTTGCTGGGGTTGATGCTCTTTCGATCAACTCAATTTACGTTGACAGTGTTCCGGGTACGGCGCTTTATCTAGATAACGGTACACCGCTGGGTGGTAGTTCAACTCCTTGCACCAATATGAACTTCGGGATGGTGTATCTTAATTCTAATGGTCACACATCTGCGACAACCAATCATGGCTTGACAGTTTTAGGTACTTCCGAAGTAAATATTGGGACTCTGATCTCAAACAATCTCTACACAACTGGTAGTGATTATGAGATTAACGCAGCGAGTACGGGTGACGTTCGATTTTCTGGCGGTGTGACGCTGGCTTCTAGTAGCGGTGAAAATGCAATAAATGGGCCTAAGGTCAATTTCGGTGGAGCACTGAGCTTGGAAGGATCAACACCAGCAATGTACCTTCGCGATGGCGGGACCACCACGCCACCGGTTTCGGGTCACGCAGCTTTATATATTGATACCGCGGATGGTGATTTAAAGATTAAGTTTGGCGATGGCACAGTTAAAACAATAACTACAGATTCATAATTAATTTAAATGGCAGCACACGTTAGTACAATTAAAACACACGTTGCAGACGATGTTAGTGCATCGGGTGCTCTTAGCGCGGCCGCCGTTGTACACATAGCAAATTTACCGTCTTCAGACCCGGGTGTAGTTGGTCAACTTTACCATACATCAGGAACTGTAAAGATTTCCATATA